AAGGTTCTGGCGTTTTCCTATCCATCTCGAATGGTAAATTAGTACGCCAATTCAAATCTCCTACTGACCATTCAGTTTCTAGAGTAAACAAAGCTGGCAAAGAGGTACATGAAGAGTTTTATGACTCTCTCATAGGCCAGATCAAAGACCTCAAAACCAAAGAGACAGAGTATGGTAAGTTTTGGGTGATCACTGTCACTGATGGTAGTATCAACTACATGCTTGAGATGAAATACTCAAGCGGTTATTCAGTGAGCTTTTTAAAGGCATTGCCAAATGTAGATCTAAAAAAGCCAGTGACACTTTCTCCTAAACTTTACATTGACGGAGATAAAAAATCATCAGTGCTATTCATTAACCAAAATGGTGCGGCTATCAAGCATCACTTCACGAAGGACACGCCCAATGGCATGCCTCCCCTTGAAAAGATCAAGGTGAAAGGGGTAGAGACATGGGATGATACCAAGCGTATGGAATTTTTGGAAGATTATGTGAAAACACATATCTTGTCAAAGATATCTGTCCTCCCAGAAGTAAGCGAGGAAGAGGCACCATTTTAATTGGTTTGTTTAGGGAGTTGCAAGTGCGGCTCCCTATTTTTCACTTCGCTCATAATATTTTTTAACTTTTACTAAAAACATTTACTATGACTAATTTTATCATCGACCAAAATAAAGGTCGTATCGAGTTTATCGACTCACGTTTTTATCTTTTGCCAGATGGAGGCTACGTTCCATCAGTTACAACAATTTTAGAGGCTTTCCCAAAAGATGCGAGCTATTTTAAATGGCTTAAAGATGTTGGTGGTGACGCTGACATGATTCGCGACGAAGCAGGACGCAGAGGCTCTGTAGTCCACGAATTGACCGAGCAATATGACGCAGGAGAGGAAGTGACTTTTGTTAATCAGTACGGAAGTCCGCAGTACAAAATGCTTGAGTGGTCTATGTTTGAGCGTTATGTTGACTTTTGCAAGAATCATAATCCAAAAAACGAAATGGTAGAAGCTCACATGATTTCTAAGAAATTAGGATTTGCAGGTACCATTGATAGGGTTATTGAGATGAATGGCAAATATATCTTAATGGATATAAAAACATCTAACAGCATTTATCCATCTTATTGGTTGCAACTTGCTGCTTATAACGAACTTATTAAAGAATTGAATATTGAATGCGATCAGGTAGCCATTTTATGGCTGAACGCAAAGACTCGGACGAATGGAAAGAACGGAGCTATACAAGGTTTAGGCTGGCAGTTAGTTAGCCGAGATATGAAAGAGGTAAAGAAGGATTATAAACTATTCAAAAGCACATACGAGCTTTGGAAGTTCATGAACGAAGACATCAAACCAAGAGAGATTAGTTACCAATTAAAACATAAGAAATGAGAGATTCAATTACCAATCGTATAATAGAACTTATTGAAACCCGTGCTGATAAAGGCTTGCAGACATATGGCGTGACAATGGATAGAGAGGATTTGGATTTGGATGCATGGTTTGATCACGCAATAGAAGAAGCACTTGACTTAGCTATTTACTTAATGAAAATAAAAACAATCGCAAATGAAAACAACACACAAAGTAGGTGAGTACATCACCGTCAACCAAATGAGAAGCCAGGTATGGTGGAGAATGATCAACGGCAATCTTTATTTTAGACACAATGGAAAATGGATGGACAAGAGCCAGTTCAACAATGTGTTTCCTAAAATGGAGTACAAAAGATTTAATGATAAAGGAGAGAACCCAGATTGGAAAAAGAATTTATGATTTACCAAACCATCCACGAGATAATGAACCCATTCGATGTTGAAACACCGATTGGATATGGTGTGGCTCTTTTTATGATTTCTGGTTCAATACATTCAAATCCGCAGTTTATCGTTAGGTTTTACCACACTGGTGAACTGCGGACTATTGATCAGAATGATATAAAAGTTTACGGGAACCCATCGAATGGAGAAAAATTAGTTCCAAATACTATTACAGTAAAGCCATGTTAAGAGACTACCAAATAGAAATTAGTGATAGGGCTGCTGTCATACTTCGAGAGAAAAAAATTGTGTATTTAGCGATGCAAGTTCGAACTGGCAAGACTTTGACGAGTTTAGCAACGGCTTACAAATATGGTGCAAGCAAGGTTTTGTTTGTCACGAAAAAAAAGGCAATATCCGATATCATCGATCAGTTCCACCAAGCTGGGTTTGACATTGAGATTAAAGTTGTCAATTATGAATCTCTGCATAAATATGACTGTAATTATGATCTTATTATTTTAGATGAGGCGCATGGTCTAGGAGCCTTTCCCATGGCGAGTTTGCGAGCAAAAGAGGTGAAAAGGATAGCGGAGAAAAAGCCCATTATTTACCTTAGTGGAACCCCTACGCCAGAAAGTTATTCACAAATCTATCATCAACTTTATGTATCTTCATTTTCCCCTTTTAAAAAATATAAGAACTTTTATCAGTGGGCTAAGGATTTTGTACATGTCAAACAAAAGTTTTATTTCAATCGAGCTGTTAATGATTACTCGAATGCGAAAGAAAAAGAAATAAAAGAAATAATTGAACCGTATATGATCACATTTACTCAAGAAGAGGCTGGCTTTGACTCATTTGTAGATGAAAGCGTTTTATATGTTAAAATGGATGAAGCAGTATATAAGCTTGCTGATTATATGCGTAAGCATAAGATTGCAAAAAATAAAGATGGCGAAACTATTCTTGGCGACACTGAAGTGAAATTAATGATGAAGCTTCATCAGATTTATAGTGGCACTGTCATCGTTGATGAGCCAACTGGATTACATAAGATTATTGACTATACAAAAGCAGAATTTATCAAGCAGCATTTTAAAGGAAAGAAGATCGCTGTGTTTTATAAGTTTAAGGCTGAGTATATGGCACTGTTTTGGGCTTTTGATAAGAAAGTTACTTTTGACGCAGAGCAGTTCAATAACTCCGATGACCTGGTTTTTGTATCGCAGATCGTTTCTGGTCGTGAGGGTTTGAATCTTAGTTCGGCTGATGCGCTTGTGTTTTACAATATTGACTTCTCTGCTGTTTCATACTGGCAGAGCAGAGCAAGAATTCAGACAAAAGATAGGACAAAGGAGAGTAAGATATATTATGTATTTGCAGAGAAAGGAATTGAAGATAAAATTTATAAGGCTGTGATGGATAAGAAGGATTATACATTAAGTCACTTTAAAAAAGATTTCTTATGATTCATTTAAAAATGGTAGTAATAATACTACTCTATGCAATGCATTTCTTTTTTGTATGCATACCATTATTTTTTACAATTATTATTGGACTTGAAATATCATACGCATTAAAATATATTTATGAGAGAATCGCAGTTACAGACAAAAATCCGCAAAAGGCTTGAAGAGCATCATTGGTTAGTCATTAAGTTGATACAGACAAATAGGAACGGCATACCTGACCTTATGTGCATAAAAGGAGGCAGAGTTATGTTTCTTGAAATAAAAACTCCAGAAGGAAAGGTGAGTGAATTACAACAGCATATGCTTGAGAAGCTCAATGCATGTGGATGTCACGCACGAGTAGTGCGTAGCCTTGAAGAAATAGATGTTTACTGTGGGAAAACTTTTTAGCAGCGATGAAATGCTGCTCTAAAACTAAATTTTTATATGAACTATTTAGAACTTGGACTCAACTGTATTGCCGTTAATGAAAATAAAAGGGCGATTTTCCCTTGGAAAGACTACCAAAGCAGAATGATAACAAAGGCGGAGTTTGACATGCAGATGTCAGACCCAAAGACGAAAGGAGTCGCTGTGATTTGTGGATCTGTGAGTGGAGGACTTGAAGTAATTGACATTGACACTAAATACCAGACATATGACTTATGGGAGAAAATTAAGACGAGATTACTTGAAGGAATATATGCTAAACTACATATCGTCAAGACTCGAAATGGAGGATATCATTTATACTATAGATGCGAGGTGGTTGAAGGCAACACTAAGCTTGCTAACAGACCAGCAAGTGCAGAAGAAATTAAAGCAAATCCACACCTTAAGGCTCTCACAATCATTGAAACAAGAGGTGAAGCTGGCTATGTCGTTGCTCCGCCTACAGAAGGTTATGAAGTCATCCAGACAAGTGGTATACCAGTGCTTAGTGTCGAGGAAAGGGAACATCTCATGGAAGTTATGCGATCGTTCAACGAAGTGGTCGAGGAAGAGATCGTTGAAGCAGCGCATCGACCTTCACCAAAAGAGTACGGCATCTCGCCGTTCGATGAATACAACCAAAGAGGCGACATTGAAGCATTACTTACGAAACACGGCTGGAAAAAAGTGGGTAACGGCGGGGCGAGGGCTTACTATCTACGGCCAGGTGGGACATCATCCCATAGCGGGTCATATAATATGGAGATGGGGTTGTTCTCGGTCTTCAGCACAAACACTCCCTTCAAAGTTGGCAAAGGCTATCGACCAGCCTCCGTATATGCTATCTTAGAATGCAATGGTGATTTAAAGGCGGCGGCTCGGAAGTTGCTGGATGAAGGATATGGTGAGCGGAAGGGATTGAGCAGAGTTGACGCCGATTTGGTAAAGATGAAAGTAGAAGGGATTACCAATGAGGATTTGGTAAATTATTTGATCAATAGGAAAGATTACACAAAAGAGGAGGCTCACCTCAAGGTAAAGGAACTAAAAAAAAACTACGGTCCCGATTTGCGAACGTTCTGGGACGTTAAGTTTAAGAACAAAGAAGTCATACCCTCTATAAACCGTTATAAGCTACAAAAATTCCTCTCTGAGGTCGGAGGGTATAAATTATACTTCTATGACAATAACAGCCAAATTTATAGGCTTATACGCGTTAAGGATGGGTTTGTGGAAGAGAGTTCGAGTGAACATATTAAAAAGTTCATAAAGGGATATATTGATAGGTTGGATTCGAGTTTGGTGGATGGTGTTTCGCAGGAGAGTTTGCTTGAGTTGATATACCAAGGCAGTTCGATTTTATTCTCGGATGCTTTTTTTGAGTTTTTTGATCGGGCTGAGTTAAACTTTTTAAGTGATACAAAGAATGCTGCTTACTTTCCGTTTAAGAATGGAGTGGTAGAAGTTAAACAAGATGGAGTGAGGTTAAGGTCGTATGGTGAAATGGACTCTGTTATTTGGAAGTCCCAGGTTATAGATCACCATATAGTTTTGGAGTCGGATCTTGACATGGATAAGGTAGAATATTGGAGGTTTTTGAAGTTTATAAGTGGTGAAGATGATGAGCGTCTTGTTTATGCTTGTGGACTGATTGGGTATTTGTTGCATAAGTACAAAGACCCAGCTCGGCCGTTTTCGGTGATACTTTGCGAAGAGACTGAGAATGAAGCCAAAGGTGGCGGGACTGGTAAGGGCATTTTCGTGAAGGCTTTATCGTTTTTGAACAATACTGTGCGAGTGGATGGCAAGAACTTTAAGATTGATAAGAACTTTGCTTTTCAGAGGGTTGATTTGGATACGAGGATCTTGGCTATTGAGGATACGAGGAAGAACGTGGATTTCGAGGGATTTTATGCGATTATAACGGAAGGTATCACTGTAGAGAAGAAAAACAAGGACGAGCTGTTTATACCTTATAAGGATTCGCCTAAAGTGATGTTTACTACAAATTATACGTTGCCTTCGAGTGGTAACCATGCTAAAAGGAGGCAGAAGGTGTTGGAGTTCGCACCATATTTTGGGCTTGATAAGACACCTGAGGATGAGTTTGGACATAAGCTATTTGACGATTGGGATAAGGATGAGTGGAATAGGTTTTATAATATGATGTTTGAGTGTGTCAGAGATTACCTGGAGAATGGGGTTATGGAGATGGAGAAATCAGACAAGCTGATTAGAAAGCAGATCAAAGTTCAGTTCGGGGAAGAGTTTTTGGAGTACCTGGTTGGGGTGCTGGAAGAGGGGGATGAAAATTGGATTTCTCAGGAGCAATTATACAACGATTTTTTGGCGATGGCAGGGTTCGAAAAGAAGGATTATTCGGTGAAGCGATTTTCAAAAGCAGTGGAAGAATCGTGTACCCTGATGGAAATATCGTGTACCCAGAAGAGAGAAAAGGCGTCCCAAAATCGAAAAGTTTACAAGTTTAGTAAGATAAAAGTAGATGATGTTGAATTGTTCTAAAGGTTTTTGTTGGACTTTGGGGTTTTTGGTACGCGATTTTTGGGTTTGGTACGCGATTTTTCGAAAAAGTACGCGATTTGGTACGCGATTTGTCGTTGATAATCAACGCGGTACGCGATGGACGCGATTTTTTCTACTTTCATGGCCAGAGTAAAAAAAAAAACTGCGCTGGGGGGGGGAGATAGAAAAGTGCGAAAAATCGTGTAAATCGCGTCCCCAAAAAAGTTTTTGGACAAATTTGTTTGGACAAGTTGGGGTTTTTTGGGGAGTTTTTGTCGGGGTTTTTGTGGGGTTTTTGGATAATCATTGGTTGGGAGTTTTTGGGGTTTTTGTGTCATATTAAGAATATCTTTTTTATTAGTTAAATACATATATAAGTAATTGATATTAAAAAAATATATAATATAATATAATAGTGTCTAAACATAAATAAATAATATAAAAATGATAAACAACAGTAAACTTCTTAATATTATTTTGGTAATCTGTGGTGTTTCAAAAGAGGCGTTTTATAGTGAAAAAAGAGGAAGGCGGCTTGTTATTGCTCGACATCTCTTTTGCTATATTGCAAGGGTTAAGCTCGGCAGCAAACTTGTCGCAATTGCCCAATTTATAGACAGAGATCACACAACCGTGATGCACGGCATAAAAACAGTTGAAAATCTGCTATCTATTAATGACAATGAAGTACAAAGCCTTTATTTGGCCGTTATCGAGGCCATAACAAAGGAATATGAACTACCCATACGTTTGGACATAACAGCAAAGAACAAACAAGAAGCAGACGAAATAAAGGCATATTTAGAGGAAAGGTATAAATGTGCCGTTTTGCTACTTAATTATTGATACTTTGATGTTTAACAAACATAGCCAAGCAATAAAGAGCAAAAGGAAGGTTCCTCACTTGTTCGTGAGGTAGTTCGCAGTAGCTCTTTTCTAATTGGGTATAGTTTGCCTCAATCCATGCAAACGCTTTCGATATTTCCTCCATCATCATATTGTTGTCTATTTTGATCGGTTAATTCATTTAAACGAGCATAAAAAAGAACGCAAAAAGCTGCAAACGGCATGCGTTCGCGGTATGCTTTTGTCTCTCTCATGTACTCTTCTATCAACTGGTAGTTATATTCCTTCGTAAATCTATATAAGTCATTTAAAAGCTCTGTTTTTATTAAAGACATATAAATATTGCGTTTGGTTAATATAGGGCGTAAAAACGCCCCATTTCGGCCATTGTAGGCCTCCTCAGTTAACCTCTATAAATCCTCTGATAACAAAACCTCCCTTTTAGCTGTTATGCCTTTTTTTATTGTTTGGTACATTTTGAAAGCGTCTTCGTAATTAGTCATAACGCTGCCAGAAATAAATCGGCCGTCTTGATGGATATAAAACCATGTTTTGCCGTTGAAATCGGTTTCTTTAATTAATTCGAGTTTCATAAATTAATAGATTTACAATTATCAATAATGTTCATGTACTTATCATATAATGAATTGAAAATATCTTGAGCCTCTTCACTATATGTTATTTCGTCTTCGTCCTCGATATATAAATCCCCCTGCATTAATTCATCCCAATTATCATTTAATTCATTATCGGCCAATTTAGAAGCTAATTCAATAGAGTTTATTGTAATGTTCATGATTATGTATTTTAATAAAGTGTAGGCATTAAGCAAGCTTTTACTTCGCTGTCTTTAGTTTGAACTATTATTTTTTTAGATTGTCCAAAAAATAAATAATTAAATGCAACGCCACCAAGTGCTTGGCATAAATTGAACAAATTTTCTGGATTAAATGAAATTGATGCTAATTCGTTACCATTATCAATGTCATTAAATAAAAAGTCTGTGCTTGGATATTCGCCGTGATCTCTAATAAATTTTTCAGGCATAACAATTTCACAAATTCCAAGTTTTCCCTTTTTATCATATCCAATTAAGTAACCTTTATCAATTTCAAAGCGCAAAGCAGTATGAAATTTGCATTTTTTCCAATATTCACCTGAAATATAAAACTCAGTTAGCTCAGTTTGAAGATCACCGAAAACTTCAGAAAATGGAAATTTAGCACATTTAAAGCAGTCGGTTGCCGTTACTTGTCCGTTCTTTACTTGAATGAAATTGTATTTTTGTCTGAGGCTGTCTGTTGAAGTAAGTAAATGTAATTTTTTCATAATTGGTTGTTTTTATTATTTAAAGTGAATAAGGATCTTGCAATTGTCCAATAATTATACCAGCGCAAATGAGTGCGATAATAAGATATAAGAGTTGTTTATTAATTTTCATTTGTTACCTCCTCTTCAATTAAATGTTCTGCAATTTCATACCAGTTAACATCTTCAATAAATGCATATGCATATGATAAAGCGTAGCAATCTTCAACTCCAAACCCTAAGCCATCTTCAACATATTCTTTTAGAATTTTACTTAAAATGTAAGGATCTGTATTTGAATAATCTGGGTTAAATCCGTCAAACCATTCGAGGGCAATTCTCCATGTTGCGTAATTGGTCCAGCCATTGTAAGTTGTTTGTGACATAATTAAAAATTTAAATAGTTAATGATAAAAATAACTGAATAAAAAATGATTGCAATTGCAATTGGATCGAGGCGATTGGTTAACTGTTTCATGTGTTTAATTGTTTTGTTTAGACAAAGATATATAAATAAAACTATTAAAAACAAATATTTTACCATCTTTTTTTATATATTTTTATTTATACATTGTAATGCATTATTTATCAACATTTTATGTGAATTGTAGCTATTAGGGTTAAAATTGTATAAACTTGTTTTTTACATGAAACGTAAGGGATTCTACATAAAGCAAGGGCAAAAAGATAAAAGCATTTATTTAAATATTTTCAAGCCTGATTTCATAGAATATGTAAAAGAATGCAAGGACCAAGAAGGATGGATAAAAATGAGAATATTTGAAAGAGACAGTGTAGATGGCAAAGGCCATACACATAACATGGAGCAGGTAAACATTCCAACAAATCAAACACAAAGCGAATAACAAATTCAACAATCAATTATGCCGATAACTGAAAATCAACTGACTGCACTAATTGAGAAGAGAGCAGTAAAGAAAGAAAAGGGAGGGGCAAGAAAGGGGGCAGGCCGCCCAAGCCGTATGACCGAAGAGCAGCTCATGGAAAAGCTGTGGCCCATGTCCGATCTTGCTTTTCGTGTACTTGAGAAGAAGCTCGGGGATGGAAATGAGAAGGCATTGCAGATATATTTTAACTACTTTGTCGGCATGCCAACCCAGAAAATAGAAAACAAGATCGAAGGCAACCTAAACCAAGTACAGGTAGAAGTAATTAAACCAAATGTAGAAGTATTAGAAGCGGCGACGAACTGACAATGCGTCCGCATTTCTATTTAACATAATATTGGTTATATGACCGATTAGAAATTGTCTAAATAAATATGCGACAACATGGCACCGGATCCGGTCATACTTAACGGGGAGAACTTAAACTTTTTACTTTGGCGGGGCGGCGGGGTAAGACCCCATTTCTGGTAGCCATAAAACCTTTGTCTAAACAAACTTAATACTAATGACCCCACTTTTATACCTACTTTTCACTTTCAAAATATACTTCCAAATTTTTAGAAAATTTTTAAACTCTTACTATGAACGCTAAACTACAAACTAATAAGATCTTTGAAATATTGCAAGACAGCAAAAAGAGAATAACGGTAATGCAAGGGGGCAGCCGTTCTGGCAAAACCTATAACATCCTTATTTGGTTCATCATAAAACTTCTTCAAGAGAACGGTAAGACTCTGACAGTGGTACGTCAATCGTTGCCATCTATCAAAGGATCAGTGCTTAGAGATTTTGTAGATATCCTTAGCCGCCTCGGAATATATTCAGAAGACAATCACAATAAAACTGAACAGATATATCAGCTTAACGGCAATGTCATCGAATTCGTATCAGCCGACCAACCACAAAAAATTCGAGGCCGTGCAAGAACATATCTATTTTGCAACGAGGCCAACGAACTCTCATATGAAGCATGGATGCAGCTCATCATGCGTACAGAAGGAAAGATAGTGATTGACTATAATCCATCGGACATCTCCTCATGGATTTACGACAATGTGATTCCAAGAGACGATGCTGATTTTTATATTACAACGTTTAAAGACAATCCATTCCTTCCAAAAGAACTCGTTGATGAATTAGAGCGTTTAAAAGATGCAGACCCAAACTATTGGCAAATATATGGCCTCGGAGAACGAGGACTCAGCCAAGATCTAATCTTTACGCATTGGAAAACGACAGAGAATATGCCAGATGGTGAAACTGTGTATGGGTTAGACTTTGGATTCAATAATCCATCGTCACTTGTAAAGGTAGTTTTCAATGATAGCATAGCATATGTAAAAGAGCTTATCTACGATACTAAACTTACAACGAACGATCTAGTCGAAAAAATCTTAGCTTTGGGGTTAGAGAAATATGACGAGATATATTGTGACGCTGCTGAGCCAAAAACCATTGAGGAGTTAGTCCGCAACGGTTTAAATGCAAAACCAGCAAACAAAGATGTAACAGAGGGTATACGCACCATAAAAGGCCACCCTTTGGTTATCCATCAAGATTCCGTAAATTTACTCAAAGAATTAAAAAATTACCGTTGGAAGACGGACCGTAATGGTATGAAACTAGATCAGCCAGTAAAATTCTCCGATCACGCTATTGACGCAATGCGTTATGCAATATTTTCTAAATTAACAATTCCCAGCGTAACCTGGGGAGCAATATAACAACATGGGATTATTTGACATTTTCAAAAAGAAAGGTATCAATCCTTATCCAACGTCACCAGTGCAAATGGTTGGAGTAAATAGCACACTGGTTCAAAATTATAATACAGCGTCTTATATCACTGATGGCTACTTAGGCAATGCTGATGTGTATGCAATCGTGAGCTTCCTTGCTCGCAAAGCAGCATCCATACCTTGGTATGTCTATGAACTAAATCCTGGAGAAAAAGCAAGAACGCAACTTATGCGTTATAAGCAATTATCAAAAGGCATTGCAAATAAAGGTGCATATGAGCAAGCACTCATTGCGCGCAAGAACGCATATTCGGAAAATATCATCATGGGTACGCCACTTGCAATGTTACTAGAGAAGCCAAACAATTATCAATCTCAAGACCAATTCTTTGAAAACTTATTCGGATATAGATTCTTGTCAGGAGAAGGAAACGTATATGGAAATGATGGTAAACTTGGAGGAACCTTCAGTGAACTCAACATATTACCAACCCAATTTTTGGACATATACCCAGATCCAAACGATGTATATAATTTATTGGGATACAAATTGCAGATTGGTGGTGGAGTAGACCTACCAAAAGAACAAGTGATGCATTGGTGCAGTTGGACTCCTGAGTTCGATGCAACAACACGTCCGCATCTTCGTGGTATATCTCCACTTCGTGCAGCGTATAAAACGCTCATGATGTCAAATAATGCAGCGGATGCGTCCGCAATGATGACTGGTAATGGCGGTGCGAAAGGAGCCATCACTCCAAGACCACTTGGCAACATCGTGCCAAACTTCACTATTGAGCAAGCCAATGACATCAAGCGTGCGGTGAATGAGAACATAAACACAGTGGATAATAAAGGAAAGGTAGCAGTGCTACAAACTCCTTGGGATTACTTAAACTTTGGTATGTCTAGTGTCGACATGGAGCTAGTGAATACACTGCGCCTTTCTATGCATCAGTGGTGTAGAGTGTTTGGTCTTCCAGCAGTATTATTTGATGTTGATACATCAAGTTATAACAACTATCAAAACGCAATGCGTGACCTTATTACAAACACCATCATTCCAATGTGCTGCCAGCTCAGAGATGAATTGAACAAATTCCTCGTGCCAAGATACGGTGAGAATGCATTCATTGACTTTGATATAACAGCACTACCAGAGATGCAGCAAGACATGGAGAGAATGGTACGCAGCCTTCGTGATGCTAACTGGTTGACGTTTGATGAGAAGCGAGTTGCAATGAACTACGAAGAGAAGGAA